CCTCGGTGGTCGACTTCCCAGTCGAAGTACTGATGGCGACCGCGCAGACCCTCTACTGGGGCGGCGATTCGGCCAACGCTACGGACATCTGGACCCACGGGTGGGACATCCCCGGCAACCTCGGATAACCCATGAACCAAGCATCGCACAGCCCTGAGGGGCTCATCGCGACCCTCGCGGCCCTCGCTGGTGGAAACACCAGTCAGTCGGCACAACTTCGCGTTCGCACCAACACTAGCGCACAAGTCCGGTCGCGCCTCAACTCCAGCGCTGCTTCTACTGTCCTCCGCTGCGCCACGCTGGGGTGGATTGATACGCGCGGGAGGGATGCCTGATGTTCGTTGACACCGACGTGCTTGTGTGGGTCGAGCGGGACGAGCTTGGCGCCATCAAGGGCGTCTATCGGCGGCCCCAGCCGGGATACGCGGAAGAAGCAATGCTTGCTTCCGATCCGGAGGTGCTCGCGTTCGAGGCGCGCGGCTGATGCCCGTCGAAGCCCTCCGTCAGAGCCTCGGCCGCCTCGAGGGCAAGGTAGACGCCCTCACCGCGTCGGTCGACAGGTACTCGACCACGCACGCCCGCGAGCACGAACTGCTGAACGAACACGTCCATGAGATGAAGGCGGACCTGAACAAGGTAAAGGGCGCCAAGTGGGCCGTGTTCGCCGTAGCCGGGTTCGCTTCCGGCCTCGTCACCGCGGCGAAAGATCTGTTCCACCGCTGACAGACAACGCCGCCAACCTCGGACAACCCATGAACCAAGCACCGCATAGCCCTGAGGGGCTCATCGCGACCCTCGCGGCCCTCGGTGGGGCCATCACGGTGGGTCAACTGCTGGCCTCAGGCGAGCGCCTCACGGCGCGCCTGGTGGTCGGCAGGACCATCACCGGGGCCGGCTTGGGGGCTGTCGCCTCCATCCCGCTGGCATGGGCTCCCGACATGCACCCCGCCGCCACCTACGGCATCGCGGCCGGCCTCGTGACGCTTGGCGTCGCGGGAGTCGAGCGCGCGGCCCAGATGTGGCTCAACAGGAACAAAGCATGACCGAAGACGTGAAGAAAGTCGCGACGTCGGACGACATCCGAGACGCGCTCGCGAACCGCCTGCTCCGTATGGTGGAGGACGGCGTGAAGGTGCGCGTCGAGGACGATGACGGGAAGTCGCGGGTGGAGGAAGTCGATCCGCCCGCGGCTTACCTCACGGTCGTCGTTGCGTACCTCAAGAACAACCCGCCGGCCACTCAGCCGAGCGCCCAGTCCCCTACCGGCGTCCTCAAGAAGCACTTGAGTGCCGTCAAGCCCCTCCCGTTCCCCGGCGCTGCCGCGGCGGGAGCGAACAAGGAGTAACGCATGACCACCGCTGCGAAGCGCTACGTCGAAGCCGACGTGAAGTCGATGGACGCCCCGTCGAACAAGATGGCGGCGATCACGCCCCACGACACCAACGAGCTCGCCTACATCACCCGCGGGATCTACGTGGGCGGTGCGGGGAACATCGTGATCGTGCCGGAGTCCGAGGATTCCGCGGGGACCGCCGTGACGTTCACCGGGGTCCCCGCAGGGACGATCCTGCCGGTCCGGGCGCGCGTCATCAAGAGCTCGAGCACCACGGCGACGAACATCGTCGCGCTGTACTAGCCTATGAAGATCGGGTTAGGCGCGCTTTCGTTGAGCCGCTCGACGGCGGCTTCGTTCATGACCGCCACGGGCGACACCTACTGGGCCAACGTCACGCTCCTCGCGCTGAACAATAACGGCGCGAACAACAGCACCTCGTTCACCGACCAGTCCAGCCTCGCGCGCACCCTCACCGCGGCGGGCGACGCGAAATGGACGACGACTTCGCCGCCGACTGGTCTTACCTCTAGCGCCACCTTCGATGGTACTGGCGACGAAATTGGTTGCGGATCGTCTGCCGGGGACAGCTTTGGCACGGGCGATTACACCGTCGAGTTCATGTGCAAGTGGACCTCCTATTCGTCCACTACCGACGTGGCGGTTGTGGGCGCGAACAATTGGGGCTCTGGCGACGGATGGGTGTTTAGCCGCTACAACACAGGCGGCGGCTGGATCTGGTATCACAAGTCCTCTGCCGTGGTGACGTTCAACACCTTCACTCCGACGAACGGCCAGTGGTATCACATCGCCATCACGCGCTCGGGCACGTCTGTCAAGGTGTTTATTGACGGCACGCAGTACGGCTCAACCGGCACCAGCAGCACCGACCTTTCCTCTGTCCCCGCGTGCACCATCGGCGGCGCGACGAATGCCAGCGCCGTCAACCACAACGGCGGGTTGGCCTCGGTCCGCATCACCAAAGGCGTGGCGCGCTACACCGCCGGGTTCACCCCGCCGACCCTGCCGCTTCCCAACTCATGACCCGCGCCCTGATCCTCTGCCTGCTCCTCTCCGGCTGCACCACGGTTCCCACAGGAACCGACGAGTGTGGCTACGCTTGGCAGCTTGAGCTCGAGGCGATTCCCCGGGATCGCTACGAGATCGTCGAGACCGACGACGTGTTCCTACGCTGCGGGTTCGAGGAGAAGGCCCAAGCCTGCTCGATCCGCTACAAGGGGGATGACGGGAAACCACGCGGGATCGTCTACATCCCGCGCGACATCCCGCAAGACGCCCCATATTGCCAAACCAAGGAGGCACTTACGCGGCACGAAGAGCTCCACATGAGGGGCTGGTCGCACCGCGTTCTAGACTGGTGATGCATTCACCCGAGTGGTACGAGTTCCCCGACGATCCGATCCGCTCGGACTTCCGGAACTTCCTGTATCTCGTCTGGGAGCACCTGAACCTCCCGGTGCCGACACCCGAGCAGTACGAGTTCGGGTACTTCTTGCAGCACGGCTACCCAGGCTACTACGAGCTCGAGGACGGCCGCATCGTGCGGCGCTTCGACGCGGAGTGGGAGACACTCAGCGTCCCCCTTCGCTCCACCGCCCGTCCCCTCGAGGCCTCACGCGCGACGGGTCGGGCGGACATCCTCGAAGGCTTTCGCGGAGTGGGCAAGTCGTACGTGACCGCCGCGTTCGCCCTCTGGTGTCTCCTGCGGGACCCGCTGGACGAGAAGATCCTCGTGGTCTCAGCCTCGAGCAACAAGGCGAAGGAGTTCGTGGCGCAGTGCAAGGGGATCCTGATGTCGATGGAGATCCTTGCGCCGCTGCGGCCGAGGATCGACCAGCGGGATCAGGTGGACCGCTTCGACGTCAACGGAGCGTCGATCTCCCAGAGCCCGTCGCTGAAGGCCGCGGGCATCACGGGCCAAGTGACGGGAAGCCGCGCGACGCGCATCATCGCGGACGACATCGAGTCGAAGGACAACTCCTTCACCGAGGACCAACGCAAGAAGCTGCTGTCGCTCGTGAGCGAGTTCGACGCGATTCTGGTCCCGGGCCCGAACGCCCAGATCACGTACTTGGGCACGCCTCAGACCGAGGAGTCGGTGTACAACCGGCTGATCCGTGAGCGGGGCTTCTCGTGCTTCGTGTGGCCGGCGCGGTATCCGCGGGCGGCGAAGCGCGCGGCGTACCGGCACCAGCGGGACGACGGCAGCACGGTCGACACCCTGGCCCCGCCGCTGCGGATCATCGACAGGCGTCCCGAGCTCGAGTGGACCCCCACGGCCCCTGTGAGGTTCAGCGAAGCGGAGCTCATGGCGCGCGAGGGCAAGGGCCGCAGCTTCTTCATGCTGCAGTTCATGCTCGACACGAGCCTGTCGGACGCAGAGCGCTACCCGCTCAAGCAGTTCGACCTGATCGTGATGTCCGTCAACAAGGACAAAGCTCCCCTCACGATCCAGTGGGGCAAGCACACGGACTCGAAGAACGTCCGCAACGACATCCCGAACGTCGGCTTCTCCGGCGACTACTTCCTGGGCCCGCTCTTCGTGGACCCCGAGTGGCGTCCGTACGGCGGGCGGGTGCTCTTCGTGGACCCCTCGGGCCGCGGCAAGGACGAGACGGCCTGGTGCATCCTCTTCGAGATCGGCGGGTACTTCTACGTGGCCCGTGTGGGCGGCGTGGCGGGAGACCCCGCGGAGGCCATGAAGCAGATCGCGCGGGACGCCTACGACTACCGCGTGAACGAGATCGTGGTCGAGCCCAACTACGGCGGCGTGGTCTGGATCAATGCGTTCCAGCCCGTCATCGCAGAGGCCTGGAAGAACGCCCAAGTCCAGAAGCAGCGCATGGGGGACCGTGAGGGCTTCGTGGCCCTGCGGGCCGATGGTGCGGCCTGCTCGGTCTTCGAGGCTGAGTGGTCGAAGGGCATGAAGGAAGCCCGGATCATCGACACCCTCGAGCCTGTGATGACGCAGCATCGGCTGATCGTCGATGAAGCCGTCGCCCGGGATCAGGTGCTGATGTACCAACTCACGCACATCGCCAAGGAGCGCAACTGCCTCTCGCACGATGACCGGCTGGAGTCCATTGCCGGCGCGGTCAACCGGATGGCGAACGCCCTCATGCAGGACGGGTATCAGGAGCGCCGGAGCCGGCTGGAAGAGGAACTGGACGCGGAGCTCGAGGACTTCCTCGAGACCGCAACGATCACCCAGGCCCGCGGGATGCGCACAGGGCGCAGCCGCAGGAACGGGAAGCTACTCAAGGAGCACGACGAGTGAAGCAGTTCAAGGTGCAGGACGGCACGATCCCGACCAAGGGCCGGCCGCAGTTGACCCGCAGGATCACCGAAGGCAGCACGACGGGGCCCGCAGAGGGCCCTCAGGGCGACCCTCAGGCTCCCCGCAAGGCCTTCACGCGGAACCTCACGTTCAACCCCGGGAACCGCACGATGCTCGTGGTCGGCGGTCTCGCCACCGACAGGGACGGCGACGGGCGTCAGCCCTTCATTCCCGCCCAGCAGATCGCAAAGCGGCTCCAGCTGGATTCCCGGTACTGCGTCCTGGCGGACCCGCGGGAGCTCGGCAAGATCGAAGCGTGCCGCGCCATGGGCCTGCAGGAGTACGGGGTGGTCGACCTCAACCGCAGGGCCTCGCTTGCCCAAGCAGCGTAGCGCTGCCCCTAAGGCCACCGTGAGGTCCGCCCGGGGCCTCCGGGGGCGCGGGGCGTGGCGCAAGGTGGTCTTCGCCTCTGACTGCAACGAGGACGGAGACTGCCCGGTCTGCCGGGTCGACTACGCCGAGTGCGACTGCCCGGGGCCCACCATGGACGGCTACGAGTACCGCGAAGGTCCCTCAGGGCTCTGGGCGAGAAAGCTCTAGCCCGCAGGGGCCACCTAGGGTCGGGGTCGGGAAGGCCCCGCCCTTGCGTGCCAACCCGGGCTCCTGCAGCGCGCCGGAAGGGGTCGCTAGGGGATAGCCAGAATGCCCCTGCGTGGATCCTGCGTGATCCTGGCGTTAATACCCCTTCACTGCACTAGGAAATACTGGACTCGAAGCTGGGAAAAATTTCGCGTGGGGGTATGTAGGCCGGCCGGCGCGTGGATTCCCCCCGGTGGGGG